GAGAAACCGCAAGGTCTGAAGAAACTCCAGTGGTATCAACTCATCTGCCCAGATTAGGTCGCACTCACCACCCTCAAGCACTGAGATGTTTTGCGTGTAATTTAGGAACCTGCAACGCGATCCGTTAGGGGTCACAAATACCTGGTCAGAGAATCCGTTCTTATCGGTCCACGATATGTTAGTTGTTGAACCTTTTTTGCCGGCATCCCTCCATGACGGGGGAAGGTACTTTCGGATAATGGGTTGCTGGATTTCTATTGAAGAAGGAAGCGACGAGTGGAGGCACCAGACTACAGACTTGGGTTTGTTGACCAGCATCTCGACTGCTGCCTTTGCGGCATACTCAGTCTTACCCGCACGGTTACCTCCCAGTATTAACAGTTCATCGCACTCCTCAAAAAGTTCCCTAGCTTCCTTCCAGGGGTCTAACTCAAACCCAGCATTGAGTGGATCAATTAAACTATGCGCTATTGCTTTCTCTCGTTTCTTAACGAGGTCAACCACATGATCAACACCATGCTTATCAACCAGTATCTTGATTACATCATCTTCAAGTATCGGTAAGTATGGGTGCGGAGTCTGTCTGAACTTCTGTTTCTGTTCCTCCATGTACTAAGCGTATATCTTAGTTGGTTCCCAAAATATACAATCATCGGCATGTTTTAAGTAAATAGTTTTTTCCTTAACACGCTCCCCTCGCTTAGTGAAATTCAACTCAAAGCAACCGTACTGCTCTCGGAGTACAGCAACTGCCCGAGCGAAATTAACCAGGTCACTGGACCCAGTTGCCAGATAGCTCAAATCCCTGTCTGACCAGTTTGACCTGGCATTCTTTTCAGTAGGTGGTTTCCCAGTGTGATGCATGGCAATAAATGTGGTGCCAAAGTGTTTTGCTAAACCACCAATGCCGTGCCGCACAAATTCACTGACCGCTTGTTGGGATCGGACATCAGTTCCTATGTAGTGCAGAAGAGGATCCATGATGAACAGGTCAGGTTCGTACACCTCCAGCACTCCCGTTGCCATGTCGATGAACTTCTGCCCAACATTATTGGGGTCCGTTATGAACCGGCAGTTGCGGTTTACAGTTTCAAGTTGTTTCTCATCTAACCCTAGCTTTTTAACAATACCCTGCACCTCTTCCGACAAGTCTCCCATGTCGTTTTCAGCTTGGACCAACACAATCTTGAGAGGTCTAACTGGGTCTACCCCGAATGCGGATTTACCCAGACTCCAAAGTATGCTGGCTTGCATTATTAAGCTACTTTTACCCAACCCACTTGCCCCCACAATCATACCGAAATGTCCCCGGCATAACCAACGATCTCCTAGCACGTTGTTAGGATCCGCAGCCGAGTCAAAGCTAAGTAGCTGATTGAAGGAGAATGCTTGCCCGAGGTTTTTGCACTGAACCGATTCCTGGTATGACTCCCATGAGTCCGCACCATGATTCAGTTTCAGCAATCGTTGCACCTTGCCCTCCCTTTTGACTCCCGGCAACCGACTCAACCTACCGGGGTTTTTATTTTGTGTATCTAAGCCGGGAAACTCTTCATAAACTTTGGCAACCCTTTCATCGTATTGCTTTCGGTCCCTCGCATCTATCCGCACCCAAGCGTGAACACTTTTACCCCCCGAATAAATGATTGCCGTGATGGGCAGGTTAGTTGAAATAATCTTCTTATACTGATCACCAACATCTCCCTCATCAAACTCGACCAAGCAATGACGGTATGCTGTTACGTTGGCATCTTTTATACCTCCATCAATTGGGTTGATGCAGATCCACGCGCCGGCATCAGTGCTTTCAAGTCTCTCACTGCACCCGTTCAGGTTGTCTCGTTCTCGTATGTATCCGGTGCTTATATTGGGTCCAACAACTATTCTAACCTTCTCCCCATCATCAAATGCCGCACCTAGAAGTTTAGGTATCGGATTACTTATTCCAGCAGGTAAATTCATCTTCTTAAACTTTACAACTATTCCTCTTTTCTTTGTGGCAGATTCTCTTGCTGATCGTGTGAAAACAGACTGCATGGTCTTTGTGAACTCATGCGGTTCTAACCCGTCTTGCATTGCCCTGTTTTCCAGCACGTTTGTAGAGTCAGACATAGAAAAACCGCAGTCTCTTAACTGACATGCGGCTTTAAATAATGTAAAATTTCTTTGTCCCTCTTGTGATCCTACTGCTAAATAATCACTCACTATCGTCGGTAGATTTCCATTCATCTCCTTCATCATCCTCTTCTTCTTCTTCCTCTTCTTCTTCGTCTACTAATTCATATTCTTCCAAAACAGTTTCAGCCATTTTGCTCATGTAAGAATCAATTACGGTTCTTGTGGCAAAGCAAAACAGGACACCAGACATTGAAGCGAACGTCATATCAAACTCGTTCAGATATCGGTCTACTAATGCTTCAAGGTCAGTTGCAAATGCTGTTTGTTGTTGTTTCTCGTCCAAATTAAAGAGGGGGGGCAGGTGCCCCCCTCCTTGAAATATTAAAAATCCTCCGCAGGAGAACTTGAAGGTTTTTCAGTGTGAATGCGTTTAACCTGATTCCTTCGCTTGCCATTGTACTCATCAATCTCAATGTAAGCCCAAACCTTGTTACCGTGCATGTTGGAGCACAATTCATCGTTAACATCCACTTCCGCACCGTCTTCTGCACCGGAAACTGCTTTAATGAGACTTTTTAGCTTCCAAACAGTATTCTCGATAAACATAAAATTGGACCATACAAAGTTACCGGAATCCACTTCCCGAAACTGAATTGTTAGTTTGTCATCCCCCTTCTGGGTTAGACCAAACTCATGGTCAATTATTTCCAATTGATAATCACCCGGAGCAAGCAGTTCGCGCTTCTGGGTATCCCTCTTCTCGTCTTTTGTTATTGTAATTGTAGGCATTACTTCCTTCTTATGTATCTAGTATCTGGTTTATTTTTAATGAGGCACTCTAAACGATTTGCAACCTCTCGGGATGCCTCTTTACCCGTGAGATCAAATTTCTTTTGATATGTCTTAGTCAGTTTAGGAATGCTGACTGAACACGCTTTCAGGAACTCTTCCTGACTTAGTTCCATCCTCGCGAATGCGGCTGGAATGTCTTGCACCTCAGATCCACCGGATCGGGTTGTAATCTTAATTCCTGGGACATCCTCACCGTTCTTTAGCACGGACTCGGATACAACCTTCTTCACCCCAGATATCCAATCCTCCAGAACCTTGCACAACTGGTATGCTTTGCCCTTGTCTTCAGGTGTTTTGAGTTGAGTAAAATCGTAATTCTGTAGCTCCGTTTCTGGGCTAATTTTTTCAAGTGCATTCATGGCAATCTTAGTAAGAGCAGGACAGTGACTATTGTGCTTACACCAAGAACAATAATCGTTGGGTTTAAGTATGTTGTTTTTCTTGTTGTAGGTGATTTGGTCAACGATCTCCCATGCTTCACTGTATGTAAGGATGTAGACATTCGCCCAACGCTTTTCGGTGTAAATTTCATGCACCTTAATTTCTTCAGTGCCGGTCTGTTGCATTCTGCCGGCGGCATAATATGCCATTTGTGCTCGGTACTCTCTAACCTGACCCGTCTTAAAATCTCCAAGTTGTTCTCCATCGTATAAATCGTTTGTCCCAAATGTCATGGGTTCTCCGTCTTCATCATAAACGTGCACCATGTCCTCGCACCTAAGTGCTTCCATGTTGAAGTTGTCCAGGACGTACTTGTGTGCCCATTCAACTCCCGGCAGTTCATCGGGAGACACCGGGGAGGTCACTGGTTGCCCAGTTAGCAACTGCTCAAGGTGCTCATGTATTCGTGTGCCCTTGAGTGTTGCAGGTGAATCCTCCCCGGTGCTCGCGTAACCACCACACTTAACATGTGCTGGACCACTAGACGGGGGTCTAGTTGGATGATGCTGCATGTGCTTCAGCTTTTTCCTTAAAAGACTGAGGTCGAGCTATTACCTTCTTGGCATTAGCATCAGTTACATTCTTCCAAGTTTGACCTTTCTTGATCCATTTCAGTTCTATCAAGTAAAGGTTTGCCAGTTCCTCCCAGCCCTGGAACACATGAGCTAACTGAGATTTAGGAGCAACCTCAGTAGGTTTAGTCACAACTTCTTTTTCTGCACTTTCGGGTAAATCTTCACCGGCAAATATGTAGTGACCCAGACCGAACAGTGCCAACCCTTTTACAAGGCACCGCATCGTCGTGTCGCTTATCTGCCTCGCGTTTGGGTTTTTAATCGCATTGTTTCGGTTGTCCATGACCGGCAACCACATTTTTCGGAAAACTCCGTTGATATAAATCTTCACCCAAACAGTTGCTGATCCGTCTGGATGTATTTCATAAGGATACTTCTTTGTCTCGTTTGTTGGGTCCGTGAAATAAATGACTTCAAACTGGGT